AATTCTAGACCGGAGTATTCCTGAAGACATGTGTTTTTTACCGTTCCCTAGCACAGTTAGAGTAGGTAAAGATTTGTTCATTGACACACGAAATCATCCCCAAGTGTCTTCTGTAATTGATCATTTTTCAAAAGATTATCGTGTACATGTTACAACAACAGGTGATCACTCTGATGGAGTCTTTTGTCCAGTATGCCCAGGCCAGATTTTTAGTACGCATTATCGAAAAACGTATGACAAAACTTTTCCAAATTGGGATGTTTATTTTCTTAAAAACACTACAGTCAAGAGACGGACAAACGGCCATACCAGCAAATGGTGGCTTCCTGGAGTTGACTATTCGCACTATAATAATTTGGTTTTTAATATGGCTAACCATTGGCTTGGGGATTCTCGAGAAACAGTGTTTGAAGTAAACATGTTGGTAATCGACGAAAAAAATGTTATATGCATATCTGAGGATGACGCCGCTTGTAAAAAATTAGAGTCTATCGGTATTACACCGCATGTTATTGATTTTAAAACCAGAGGATTTTGGGATGGTGGAATCCATTGTTTGACACTTGATATACATCGAACTGGAAATAAAATTGACTATTGGCCGGGCCGTGGCCCAGCTGGAATTTGTTATTATTAAACAATCCATTGGCGTGGGGAAATGTGATTTAATTAAGGAAAAAAGTTGTTAAAAGAATACGGACTTGAAGTACAAAAGTTATTCTTGGAAATGATGTTAGAGGATGCATCGAGCTATGTGCGTGTCCAAAACATCTATAACCCAGAAAATTTTGATCGTAGCCTGCGCAAGGCCGCTGAGTTTATCAAAGAGCACAGTGACCAGTACAAGACATTGCCGGACAAGACACAGATCTCCGCAGCCTGTGGAGTAACCCTACAACCTGTCCCTGACTTGAATGAAGGCCACTTTGAGTGGTTTATGACCGAGTTTGAAAGTTTTACCAAGCGGCAGGAACTGGAACGTGCTATTTTGAAGGCAGCTGACTTGCTGGAAAAAGGTGAGTACGATCCAGTTGAAAAGCTTATAAAAGATGCTGTGCAAATTTCGTTGACCAAAGACATGGGCACAGACTACTTTGCTGATCCCGCGGCCCGTATCAACAAGTACTTTAACTCAGGTGGACAAGTAAGCACAGGGTGGCCACAACTGGATCGATTGTTATATGGTGGCTTCAGCCGTGGTGAACTCAACATCTTTGCAGGTGGATCAGGTTCAGGTAAATCTTTGGTGATGATGAACATAGCATTGAGCTGGCTACAAGCCGGACTAAGCGGTGTGTATGTGACACTGGAACTCAGTGAGGAACTCACAAGTTTGCGAACTGATGCTATGCTGACCAGCATGAGTACCAAAGACATTCGCAAAGACATTGACACCACTGAACTCAAAGTTAAAATGGTGGGTAAAAAATCTGGACAGTATCGCGTCAAAGGGTTACCAGCACAAAGCAACATCAATGACATTAGAAGCTACTTAAAAGAAGTGCAATTGCAAACTGGTATCCGAGTAGACTTTGTAATGGTAGACTATCTGGACTTGTTGATGCCAGTTAGTGTCAAAGTCAATCCCAACGACCAGTTCATCAAAGACAAGTATGTTGCAGAAGAACTACGCAACTTGGCCAAAGAACTCAATGTGCTGGTGGTGACTGCAAGTCAGTTGAATCGAAGTGCAGTGGAAGAAATTGAGTTTGATCACAGTCATATTGCAGGTGGTAACAGTAAAATTAACACAGCAGATAACGTGTTTGGCATCTTTACAAGTCGTGCTATGAAAGAGCGTGGCAAGTATCAAATACAGTGTATGAAATCTCGAAGCTCGACCGGCGTTGGTCAAAAGATTGATTTGGAGTATAACATTGAAACTATGCGCATTACTGATGAAGGCGGAGATGAATCCGGCTACAACCGACCACAAAGTAGTATCATGGAAAGTATCAAAGCCAAAAGCCAGGCCAAGGCTGCTGATGAGGCGGAAGGCAACTCCACTAAGTGGGAACGACCCACCGGAACTCCAGCTTGGGAACAACCAGCTAAGGTTTCAGCAGACGTTCAAAGTTCCAAACTAAAACAATTACTTGGCCAAATCAAGAATCAAAATTGATTAAAATCTTTCAGGCCTTGAAGGTTTAAAATCATAAGGCTGCTGATTAAGCAAGCATTGATCAATTTTATATAATTGATTTTTTGTTTCAGCAGATACTGTGTACTCGGGGCAAAATTTTTCAACCCAAGCCAAATGTTTTAACGGACTAGGATGTTGATCTATTTCTTCAAAACTTTTTGCTAAAATACGTTTGTCGCGTGCCATTTGGTTTAAAAAATCAATACACTCGTCAACTATACCTTGAGACAATTTTATATTTTTATATGAGCCATCTAGTATACTGTCAAGATCTGGCCAGTCTGGACCAGCCAATCGTTGATACAAGTCACTGGCATGCACTGATGATTGCTGGCTGAGTTTGTACGAATGATCGTTTTCTTCAAACTGTGCATATTTTAATGGTTGTAGAGAATCTTTATAAAGTGCATATATTTTTGTGTCAGTGTCTAGCTCTTGCCAACGAAACATTTTCCAATTGATCTTACGAGATTCAAGAAAAGATATAGCAGTTATAATCCAGGCAAATGACAACAGTTGATATCCATCGGGACAGGACAATGGTACATCTCGAGTTTTTAAGTCAAAGTATGTATTATGCAAGTGACTCCATTCATTGATTTGATAATAGTCAATTCTGCTGATCCCTGACCATAATATAATCACAGTATCTGTTGGTGTTAGCTGATTTCGTTGATCACATTCAATCAAGGAATTTAAAATAAAATTATTGCCCCCACCTTTGCGCCCCCAATTTTGAAATTCATCAAAGTTTGTGGCAATTATATCAGCCCAAGTTGGATAATGGTAATTAGTTAGGCTACAGCCAAATGTAAACAAGCGATTCATAGTATGATATTTACGAGCATAGATGTTAATGATGCAATAAATAAGTCAAAGGTTATAGCAATTATGCAGAAAAAAACCCGCAGTATTCTAGAAGAGCTAGATTCAATCTACCAAGATCGTTACCACGATCGCGATCGTAGATATGTTATTGAAAGCCGCGCATCAAACGTAATAGCATCTGCAATACGATTGCTTGAACAAATTGATGAGAGTTTTTCACCTGATGATGCTGAAAAACTCAACCGTAAATTGTTAAATGCTATCCGTGATCGTGACGCAACAAAATTCACAAGAACTGTGAGACGCAGTGATGCTAACTGAGGGCGGCAACGTATTTAAAAGTCCTGACGGACAACCAGCAACACAACGTATTAATCAAGCCGACGTTCCCTCCACAATTGCATTTGTAGAAAAAGTATTGGGTATGAAATTCCCCCAAGAACGTTGGCTGGGTTCCACGGGCCGCAAGCCCACCAGCGGTGATCTAGATCTTGGTGTAGATCTAGGAGAAACAACCAAAGATCAAATAGCAGCCAAACTTACCCAGTGGGCAACGGGTCAAGGACAAGATCCACGTGAGTGGGTTAAAAAAGCTGGAGAAGTTCATTTTAAAACCCCCATTGGTGGCGATCCTAAAAAAGGCTACGTACAAACTGACTTTATGTTTTTTCCTAATTTAGATTGGGGTACATTCTTTTATGGTGGCACTGAAGGTTCAGCTTTTAAGGGTGTAAATCGCAATGTGTTAATGAGTAGTATTGCCAAACAGTTGGGGCTAAAAGTGGGTGCCAACGGCATGCTAAGTCGCACCACTAATCAGCTGGTTCAACATGGCCAAGATCCAGATTATGTAGCACAAACTTTGTTGGGCCAAGGCGCTAGCCGTGACAATTTAAAGAATGTTGAAAGTATCTATGCCGCTTTGGCTAATGATCCCAATCGTGATGCTAAACTAGCAGACTTTCGTGAATATCTTGCTCGCGAAGGTTTACAAGAACCTGCGGCACAGGTGCAAGAAAATGAAGTCAGCTTCATGGCAAGACTTCGTGATCGCATTGTCAATCAAGGCTATCATATCATCATTGAAGATGAAGCCCCGGTTAAAAAGAAAGATCCTAGAATCCCACACCCCGAAGATGCTTTCTTCTTGGGAGGAAGTGCAGCCGCCAACAAGGCCATACAAGACCTGCAAGGCGCCATTGCCAGTGCCGGCAAAACCACCATCAAATGGGATGGCAAGCCTGCGCTGATTTGGGGCAGATTGCCCAATGGCCGACTAGCAGTCATGGACAAGTACATGTTTGATGCCAAGTATCCGGCGCAGAGTCCCGAGGACTGGGTAAAGTATGACCAACAGAAAAAAT